CACCACCGCCACCGCCACCGCCACCAGGAGGCCCAGGAGGCCCAGGGGGAGGAGGACCAGGAGGACCAGGAGGGCCAGGGGGGCCAGGGGGGCCAGGGGGAGTTCCAACAGTAGGGGGATTATCAAAAGCGACAGACGCCAGATCAGTCATTGAAGGGCCACCTTGCCCAAGACTGGTCGGAGTACGCTTTTGCTGTGGAGCTACACCAAAATCAATAGCCGCATCCAGACTAGCATCCGTACGGAATCTGTCAGTATTAGAAGCATTAGCACGAGCAAAGTCGCTTGCAGCGTTCTTTGCTTGATTACGCAAAACCAAATCAGCTATCGCTTGCTCTTGGTTGCTTTGAACAATCGAAGTTAAAGCATCAAGTTGACCAAGAGCATTTCTTTGATTCGGCCCTGTGTTCCCGTAAAAAGTTCCCGTAGATTTTGCTTGTGCTGGATTCGCAGTACGAGCAACACGAGTAATAGCATTTTCTATTGCTGGCGTTGTAGAAGCAGGTGGCGCTTCAACAGATGGTTTCCCATCACCCCACAAACGCCACCCTGCAAACCAATTACCGATTGGGTTACTGGTGCTACTTGTTTGGAACGTTGCGGGATCAGAAAGATCTTTATGCCCAGGAATATGTGCCATTACAAACCACCCACCGTTTGCGCAATCGCAAACCGACGCAACGCATTAGCAATCTGATCCTCAATCTGAGAACCATACAACTGCTCCTCCAACAAATTACGTTGCTGATCCAACTGCCTCCGAGCCTCTTCAGTCTGCGCAGCAACACCAAAGCGAGCCAACTCAGCCTCACCAGCAGAAATCTCCTGCGCACGCTTAAACTGCCCCGAATCAATCATCCCACGACGATTAAAAGCACCAGGCAAACTACGAGCAGCACGGCCAACCTGCTGCTCAACATTGAACTTATTCATAGCATCAGAACGACCAATACGTTCCTTCGCACGCTGAATATCGCTCAACCCATAACCATATTCACGGGTCTGACGACCCAGCGAACTGGCCCGATCTCCATAACCCGCATAAGCCATTAGCTAAAAACCTGCCCAGCAACAAGCAACGTCGCACTCTGCACATCCACAGTAGCCAACGCAGTAATATCCGAAACCAACGCTTTCTTCACAGCATTAGAATCATCAGTATCTGAAATAACCACATAATCCGCTGCCGTAGCAGTCGCCGTAGTAGCCGTAAACGGAGCCAATGTAAGCGCCAAATCTCCTGTCGTACCACCGCCCTGCAAAGGAGCGGTGGTCGTCACAGCAGAAATATCACCAACAGAAGTCTGAGTAATACGTTGCTCAATACGTTGAAGAGTCATCAGTTATCCAAACCAAAATACGAAACCTGAATATCAGAATCGCTAGCAACACGAATCAACTTAACTTTAGTCATGTCACTCGTATACAAATCCATAACCGAATACGGATTCAAATAATGACCTACCGAAGCAGTAGGATCACCACCACCCGTACCAGTCCAGCGCACACGAATAGCTTCAGCACCATTCGTAATCATCGCACCAACAGCACCATCAGGGACAGTTAAAGCCACAGCCGTACTACCAACAGTTAATTGCTGGTCGCCCTTAAACACACCGTAAGACGTTGCATTAGCTAATATTGAACTCATTTTAACTCCAAAGTCCTAGTCGGACTGCTTCAAGATCGTTCTGTAACACTGTAATCGCAGCAGCATTAACCGCAATCGCTGCCGCATTCGTAGCTGCACTAGCAGAAGCAGCGCCTACAGTTGACTCAGCAGATGTGGCAATCGCCATAGCTCCCGAAGCAACCGCACGAATATCGCTATCCGTATCGCTAATAGCTTCAATTTTTTGAGACAGTTTCCTTAATTCGTACTCTAAAGAAACACCGTTTTGTCCCAGAAACTTGTGGGTGGGGCGATACGTAACAGCCATTACGCTTCAACCCATCCAACAGAATCTTCATCCCAAAAGTAATCTTTGCCATCATCGGGATATGGTGTCGGCGCTGTCCAGTTATGGTTTTCGTCAAGAACCCACGACGGATATAGCTGGGGAGCCATAAACACATCAGCATCAGGATCGTAAGTAAAACCTTTACCTGCAAATTGTTTTCTGAACTTATTCTCTCGGGCGTTGTAAGAAGCCTGAACCCAATTACCACCTAACAAATTTTCACAAAAAGCCGCACCAATACTTTCGACTTCAACACCATTTTCATCAGCAGTATCTTCGTTAGCAATAACAATGACTCTAAGAACTACGTTGTTTTCATCAATTTCTGCGAAATGAGCCACAACTTCTCCTAAGCCACATACGGGTAACGGATAATGACTTTCCCTGACCCGCCAAGGCCACCGCCTTCTGCCGTAATAAATTCTCTTACGCCACCGCCACCGCCACCAGTGTTTGCAGTTCCATTAGTGTTAGAAGGTGAAACGTAGTAGGAGCCTTTACCTCCACCACCAGCGCCTCCAGCAGCAAGGGCGTTACCTGAGCCTGCTGAACCACCACCTCCGCCACCGCCGTAAGTTGTGCCAAGGGATTTCCAATCAATTCCAGCGCCACCTACACCACCAGAACCACCACCAGTAGAACCCACTGCGCCAGCGCCGCCTCCACCACCGCCAGCATTAAACGCTGTTGCGTTGCCGCCTGCGTAACCCTGCCCAGCGGGCGTTGGAGATGCACCAGAACCAAGATTCGGGCCCGCGTTTTGCAGTCCTCCGCCACCGCCTGAACCACCACCAAAACCGTTAGGGTTACCGTAAGCGCCACCGCCGCCACCACCGTTAGAAGTGGTGGCATACGTGGCAACAGATGAATCTCCACCTGCTTGGCCTGTGTAGCCTCCGTTGGGGCTTGTACCTCCAGCGCCGATAGCTACTGCATATGTTCCTGCGGCAATAGTGATTTCATCTACTTGAAGCATTCCGCCTGCGCCGCCTCCGCCGCCGCAACCCATAGCCGAACCGCCAGAAAACCAGCCGCCGCCTCCGCCGCCAGCGCCTCCAGACAGACACATAATGTCAACAAGATCACCGCCGCTAGCAACAACAAAGTTGGTTGAAGAATTAAATGTGTGATAGCGGTATCCGCCAGCATCACTAATCGTGCCACCCGTTGCTTCTATCTGACCACCAAACAAAGCCCCGTTAAGCCACGTAGACACTTGAGTGCTCGGATGCCCCTTCGGGGTGTCCGAGCGCCCTTTCCAATTAGAAACAGCCGATGATGGGTTAGTTCTGTCCTGTCGGAACGACATCAAGCCCTCCGATTATGCAGTTATGCGGTTTACGTAACCGTTTAAGTTAATTGCATCCCCAGCAGCAGCAAACGCTTTTACTACCAAACTGTTCTGTAAAAGAAGCCCAGGAATAATAAGTGTCATCCCTGAATCAGCAGCAATTTCAAGCTCAATTAAATCGTCTTGATCTGTAGTGCCACCAAACTCAATAGTAAGAACACGAGCGGTAGCAGTTGTGTTAGTCGCATACAACCAGATCTCATCCAAATTGGATGTACCCGAAGTCGCTGTATGAACGGTCACAGATGCGCCCGTGCTAGTTCCTGTTACAGAAATGTTCTTTCCGTTTGTGCTTCCCGAAAGAAGATGTTTTGAATATGTCGCCATATCTGTCCCTTAGCTAAAGACCTGATTAGAAATAATGTTATCCGATGTACCGTTCACAGACGTGGGTATATCACTAGTAAGCGCTACTGTCCCAGTCGCATTAGGCAAAGTAATAGTCCTGTCAGCAGTAGGGTCAGTTACCGAAATAGTGATTTCGTACCCATTACCAGTAGTCGCACCCGTAAACAGCATTGGGCTGGCACCCTGATACGTGTTTGCCGCCTCAAACGTGTTTGTTGCATCAAACGTAACAGAACCAGTAAAAGTACCGCCAGCAAGCGGCATTTTCGTCGCATCCGCTGGCGCAGCAGCCCACTTAAGACCAGTTCCTTCACCAGAATCGGCAGTCAAAACATAGTTGTTTGTGCCAACAGCTAGCCGAGACACAGCGTCAGCGCTGGTCGCAACAATAAGATCGCCCTTTGCATCAACAATGTCTTTCTGCACAACACCAGGAGTGGTGTTCACAAAAGTTTCAATGTCCGCAAAGTTTTGATTCATGTCGGCAGCAACGATTACTGATCCTGCATTGAAATCGTTTAGAGGTCCAAGAGTTGCCATTTAACGCAGTCTCCTTGGCGTATATGTGAACGCCAGCGCATTGATTTCCCAATGGAAATTATTAGTAGGTCCGCTGACTTTCATACTTACACTCCGTCCTGTCCCAAGTGTAGGCAAGTTTTTGACATCAGCGGTGAGATCACGACCAATAGCATCCCATTTAGCAACATACGTGCCAGATGCTTCATTCCACTTAGCTGTATTCCAACGAGAAGCAGACGTTTTACCTTCCACACTCACACTAAAACTAGAAGTTTGCGTAGATTTGTCGTAATCCTTAAAAATGTTTATAGGCAACGTAATCGTTTCTTCAGCAGAAACAACAGCCCTTGGACGACCCCAACGCTTTTTAACGATGGGGTCTTTACCTGTTACCCAACGAGTAACGAAATATGAATCAATATGTGTTTCCGTGCTTGACGTGTAACGGTCAGCGTCACGTTTCTGTTCATCCTCAACATCAACCACAGAACCCGTATTAGCCACACATCCAGCAAACACTGTAGGCGTACTATTTGGTGGCCGATATGAAAACAATGGGCCAGCATCAATATCGGTAGCTACCCACGCACCACCCTGACCCAATGTCGGATCATAAATATAGGTACGGCGAGCAGTCGCAGCATCAGCGCTGTAATCAACAGAAACATAAAGTTTGTTGTTACCCCACGCAAGCTGCGGTGCAGAACCGAAAGTAATTTGCTGGTTATCTATAGCAGGAACAAGTTTACTGAACAGCCACGTAAAGTTCTGTCCGTCATAAACGTATACGCCTTCTTGGGCGTGCCAAAAGAATGTTCCA